AGTAGTGATGTGATTTAATATATTCATATATTTCCTTGTACAACAAAATGTGTTATACAGGCTATATTTATTAGTCAAAAAAAAGCCACTCTATAAAGAATGGCTTTTAAAATTTGTTTATTATTATAGTTCGCTTGTGGTTGCTGTAGTTGGAGCACTTAATACAACACCATTGTTAGCACGTTTTGTTTGAATTGTGCTACTAGTTGTACCGTCTACAGCATCTACATAACCTTGACTATCGTCACTGTTACCATCAATTCCATCTGGTCCAATACCATCACCTAATGCGTGATCGTCTCTCATTGTAACGTTAAATGTTAAAACAGTTGGGTTAGTTGTTGAATTTACTTTCCCTTCTATTCTATAGTAGTTACTTGCATATGAACCTGAACCATATTTAATATATAGTTGTTGATAACTTGTAGACAGTTCATAAAAACCTTTACCTGCACTTGTTCCTGTTGAACCTGAACTTGTTAAGTTATTCATATTAAATGTCAATGTTCCCATTGCACTTAATAGTGATGTCCAGTTTGAGTTCTGGGAACCAATTGTTCCTGACGCTGACCCTGATGTACCACCACTTCTTGCACCTGTGAATAATACTTCTCCACCTGCATTAAAGAATGCTCTACAATGTGCTTCACTACTGAATGTCATTGTAAATATATGATCTATTGCAGGAGTACCTGAACTACCCCAACTAGTTGTTCTTGAACTTGAATCTGCGGCATCTGTTGTTAAACTTCCACCTGGAACACTTAATCTAGCATCAAAAACATCTTTAACGTCATCCATTAAGTTACTCCAGTCAGTTGCTGTTATAGAACCACCTGAAACTTCATCTGAACTACTTGAACTGTTTAACGAATGGCCTAAGAATGTTGCTAAAGCCTGGACCTCGTCCTGTAAATTTTTGTAACCGTTATCAGTACTTGATGCATTGATAGTTTCGCCTGTTGCGGCATCTAAACTACCTGTAGATTGGTTGTAGCCATATATACTACCGGCACTATATGTACCTATTGTGTGATCTGCTGGTGTGCCTAATTGACGATAAACATTGTTTTTCATGTTATCATAGTCTGCGTTACCTATAACATCTCCGGCAACGACCTGTGTCATTGTATATCCGCCTGTTACTGATAATGTACTTCCGCTTGGCATAATCTTCTCCTACTTGTTACTTATATTTATCTATTTAATTCCTATTACTGCTTCAACGGTACCCATACCGCCGTCTTCTTTATCTTCAAGACTTCTGCCAATAATAGATCTAGCATCATAATTATCTGAGCCTAATGCCCAAGCATATCCAGGCTCATCACTTGAAATAAGTCTCTCACCTTTCTTTACTTTTCCAATTACTTTAACAGGACATCTTCCTGCTAATGCTACTGGTACACCTTCTGCTTCGCTGTTCATTAAGTAAGCAGGAGCAGTAGATACTACACCAAACACATCTCTATCTGCATGTGTTGTGGTTTGGGTTACCTCTGCATCTCCACCAATCTTAACGATTGTGCCTGCTTCATATTCTGAGTCTGAGGAATATATCTCAGCCAAGTCAGCATATTGAGCCTGTGTTGCTGTACCATTAAAAGTTGTTGCGTAAATGGTATTCCATTTGGTACCACTTGCGCCTATGTTTAAATTATTATTTGTTGTTGGTAATATTGTATCAAACGAAGCACCGTTTATCTCTCCACTTGCTGTTACACTACCTGTATTCACTGTTGATGCATAAACAGTATTCCATCTGTTACCACTTGCACCAATGTTGTAATTGTTGTTTGAAATTGAACTTATATTACCTGCTGTTACAACTCCACCTGTTGTTGTAAATGAACCATCTGTAACTGTACCGCCAGTTAGTGTTCCACTAAATGTTCCAGTTGCACCACTAACAGTACCGCTAAATGATGCACCAACACCACCAGTAATACTACCACCGTTGATAGTCATTGTGCCATCAGTTAAACCACTGTTATGTGTTGTTTCAGCACTAAACGTTTTAGAACCTGCAATAGTTTGTGTACCACTTGTTCTAACCACTGTACTGTCAACTGCAACCGTTTTAGGTGCTGACCCATCATAAGTAAATGTATCAATACCATCACCATCTGTGATTGCATTTGCAAGTGCAATATTTTGTAATGTACCTGTACTTGCATCAAATATTACTATACCACTAGTGTCTTTGATATCAAGTCCACGCATACCAGTTGAATCAATTCGTTTGTTATTACCATTATCAATGATAACATTTGAACTGAATACGTCATTTACTGGGTTAGTAGATGTACCAAAACTTTCTACACTTAAACCTTGGATATTACCACCAACCGGTAAGACAATATCTTCAACATACAATGTTGATACTGGTAAAGCATTAGAACCTAGTGTTAAGTGTGAGTTACCATCAACTGGTAAAACACTATGAACAATGTTAGATGTTGATGTTGGATCACCAAAAACAATGTCACTACCTAGATATAAGTTATTAAATCTGTTTGAAGTATTACCTAAGTCAACATCATCTGTTGAACTTGGTATAATATTTGTACTTCCTGTGTGGTATACGTTTGCGGCTGTTACATTTGAACCACCAATTAAAAGAGAGTTGGCTGTATCTGCCCAGTATGCCACGTTTGCTAATGGTACTGCTGTTTCGGAATATGCTTGTCTAAAGTTAAGACCTTTTCTGATTGTTAAACCAATACCATCACTATCATTAAATTCTGCTGTTAAGTCTCTAGTGCTAACACCATCAATGTCTGTATTTTGTAGTGATGTATTACTTAATGTAAATGAGTAATCACTGAATACAGCCATTATAGTTTCGTTTTCTGTATAACCTGTATCAGTACCATCGTTTACATACACGAATGCCAATACAGCACGTTTAACACCTAAGTTATCTTCTAAATAAACTGTTCTTGTTCTAGTACCATAATTCGAACCACCTTTAGATGCTGAATACTTACTAGATACTGTTCCTGGATAAGATGTTTCTTTCCAGTTAGAGCCATCAAATACTCTCATCTTATTATCAGTTGTGTTAAAGTATTGAGTTGCAGATGCAACATCGGTTGATGGTTGAGAAGAACTAATTAGAGGAGTTAGCCTTGCCCAAACAAAAGTACCGTCTTCATCTTTATACACTCTCATGGTATTGTCACCTGTACTATACCAAAGTTGTCCTTCTAATGCGGTTTTACCCCTTGCTACTGGAGATGTAGAACTTGCAAAGTTCTCCAACATCCATAATATATTTTCTACGAAAAACTGTCCATACCCTGAAACGTTTCTACCAACAAGTGCAACACCATACTTAGTGTTTACTTCACCGGTAGCAACTGTAATAGTTGTATTTAGGTCAGTTGTTTTAACTGAATAAGTCATTTACCATATCCTCTAATTTAATTGTATCCTGACAGTATAAACAATTTCTATTTCTCTATTTTTACTTTTTTGAACTGGGTGGAACACCACATGCGTAAGCATAATACTGTCATTTATGTCATTCGCAAAGGATAATAATCCCAATTCATCGAAAACGTACAAACCGTCATTTGTGGTACTTGTATCAAATGCATCAGCATCACTTGGTTCGTTATAACCTAGTGTACAAGTAATCTTTAAGTCTGTGTAACTAGCACCAGGGATAACTTCAATCTTATCTGTTTCTGTGCTGTTACTAATAACTTTTTGATATGTTCTACTATATAGAGAACCACTTGATTCGTAACTTTCGCTAACTCTTGGCGACTTGTAAATTACTTTACCTGCTGAATCAACACTAGTTGCGCCATTACCAAATGCCATAAAGTGAATATAACTATCACCTAATTTGTCATTTAATGCTTTAGCAATAAAGTTTGCCATATTACCGTAGTGAATAGCATTCCTTTTGTTTACTAATTCTTCGCCTGATTCTTTATCACGTATTAAAATATGCCCTGATACTTTAATGCCCATTTGATCATCTGCAGGTTTTTGAGTTTCTTTCTTATTTTTACTTAAATCGCTCATGCTGTTATTTATCACTTTTTGTTAAAAATAGTTTTAATTATACGTTTTGTATAAATCCTATAATTGTGTCCGTTGTTGGACTACTTGTGGTATCAGTTATACTTACACCATCTTGTCCCAACCAATTTGCTATTTGTGGATCACGTGCTCCTTGTAATGCAATATTTTGTGACTCTTCGCCGTTAAATATTTGTGCTCCACTTTCTATCAATGGTTGTGCTGTTGTTCCTCTTGTTCCTCTTACAACACCTAGTAGTTTATTATTTGCAGTATCAACACCTGTGTACTCTATTCTTTCAGCACCTATCCAAATAATACCTTTGTTAGATTCATTGCCATCTGGTAATAGTGAAACATCTGTTACACTAATTTCATTTTCCCAAATATTTACATTTGCACTAACTGTTGTAAGTCCTGTTAAACTTTGTCTATAAAAATCAGTTCTACCAAATAAATCCATAAACATTCTATATCTTACTGATTTAGAATTTGATATACCTGGTAATGTTTCAATGTTTGCATTTGATGTATGTACATTCATTACTAATGTTTCTAACGGTTGTACAACTGCAAGTTCTTCTGGTCTATTAGGACCATGTCTTGATTTTAAGAACGTCACAGCATCAAAGCCATATACAGTTTCGTTGTCAACTCTGTAGTTTACATTACCTTGTGTTTCTTCATTTAATATACCTATGAAGTTTTCAACATCTACTTCTCTATCCCAAACTTCGCTATCCCAAGAGTAAAAATCAAATCCTCTTGTATTTGTATAATAAGTCGAAGGATGTGTTCCTGGTACTATATCTGTAAACACACTTGCATCTAGTTGTCTACCTTGGAAGTCACCGCCTATCTTAGTTTTTACAAGAGAGAATGTGTTATCTAAATTACCGGAGTCAATCATACTAGTAATTGTGTTTACATTTGTCATTACAGTTGTATTTGAAAGTACACCTTCACCAAATGTTGATTCCATATCATGTGTAAACTCTGAAATAATTTCAGGATCAAACTTAAACAGTCTATCACTTGCTGTCCAACTTAATTGTGTATTACTAATATTTGCATTGCTGTTTTGCATAATACTTACAATATTTTTTGCAATACTAACATTTATTGTTTCTTTAGTTGGATCAAATCCATCAATTACACTAACTTCAATAACATCACCTGCATTCACTGTTTGGAATTCTGCATTGCCTGTTTTACTTAATACTATAACATTGTTTGCACTATCAAATGTATAGTTTGATATTGCGGAGTTTCCTGTATTTAAATTAGTAGAAGTTGCTGGAACAATTTCATCATTTCTTTTAACTACAATTCTATCTGCTTCTGAAGGCACAAAGTTAAGTGACAATGCGTCAATGTCTGCAGATGCTACAAATGTTTGTGTTTGCATACCACTGCTATTTTCAAACAAGTCGGCTTTAACTCTATCAAACACTATCTTTGTATCAACACTTCTAATTGGTGCATTACTGCTTACAAATCCTGCATAGGTTGGATCTGTTGCTAATATATTTGCATCAGCACTTACATTATCATCGAGAACTCTAACGTCTATAAGTACGTCATCAAAGTAAGGTGGTCTATCAAAGTCTGTGCTTGTTCCACCTACTATTTCTGTTGCAGGTTTCTTTATGTCACTATAGTTTTGTATCTTACTGCTGTAAGGTTTAACTTCGTTAAAGTAATCTATTGCTTTATCAAAGTTATCAACTTTAAATCCTTTTAACGGAACTAAGTCTGTTTCTTCTTTAACAATATTTAGATAAGTTGTTTTAAATGCCCAGTTCAATTCTGTTTGTTCAGAGTATGCATACTTAACCATATCAAAGAAGAATCTATTCCAGTATACTCTATTGCTACCAATAAATACATTATCGTATAATGCTAATAATACATTTCTAATTTCTTCTGCAATAATAGTAGATTGTTGCTCTTTATAAACTTGTTCGTTCCATTCAACGGTCTCATTTTCTATAGCAATCAATTTAAATGTATCTGTTGCCTTACTGTACTCATAGAGTGAATACTTGCTGTCTGAACTACTTTGCACTTGTATTATTGATCTATCTAAAATATTTTTCAATAACTCTAACTGTTTTGTTGTTCCTACTTTTCTTAAAGGTTTATAATCACTGTTATAATATATTTTAGAATTGCTTACTTTGTCTGTTCTTAATTCTTCAAACCAATTTACTGTATCTAAATAATTTAATGATGCAGGTAAGTTATTTCTCCAATCATCGAATGAAGAATCCATTTTTAATTCTTTAAATATTGTGTTTAAAGAATTAAACATTTGCTTTCTTGCTTCTTTGATATATTTAAACATTGTTTGTCTAGGTCTATAAGATGAACCATAACGTTCTGCTTCACTTAAACCTTTTGCAGGAACTTCTTCAGCCATTGCATTTATACCTGCTAAACTGTCAATTAGTTTTACACTCAACTCATTTGGTATATTACTGTTCTTGTCGCCTTCACCGGCTAACTGCCATGAAGTATGTTTTTGTGAATGGTTTTCAGGTCGTCTAGTATAGTTTAGACTTAGTATGCTGTTTTCTGTCTTAATCAGATCTCCCAACATGTTTACACCCATTGCTTCTGGCGACACCATTGCAAAGTATGGCATTCTTTGACCTTCAGGATTACTTAATAAGTTTACAATTTCTTGTGTGCTTTTTTCTCTGCCGTAATTTTCAAATGCTTTAGCATCAACTGTAGTTTTACCATTGACCCAGAAGTAGTAATAATCTGTTAGTTTACCTTTTTCATTTGCTCTGGTTTCTAATATAAAGTTAGGTGCTGAACCATCACTAGGTAAAAGTGCTTGAATACCATCACCAATATTTTGTACATTATACTCTTCTGGTGTTAGTAAACTTTCAATCCATTCAGCAATTTCAATTTCACTATTAGGGAACATTCTACCCCAATTTCTTATTCTTTCTTCGTTGTTATATCCGTATATGTCATATGTACCAGTACCTTGCTCGTACCATTCATATTTAACTTTGCTGGTATTCCACCATGTAGCACCAACTTGCTGTTTACCAAATTTGGTATATGCAGGATTATATACTACCGGGTCGTTTTCAGACTTGAATATTATTTCTTTGTCAATGAATCCAGGTATGATTCCTTTAAATGGATCATATAGATTTAAATCAAATTCTTTTTGTGCTGTATCTTCATCGTATGTGAATACATCTTTAACAAATTTAATATCTGCTAATTTTTCTTGTTGCCTAATAACTGTATTACTTTCTAAGTATGCCCAGCCACCTGTTGTACCGTAACTGTCAATCCATGCATTACTGATATTTGCTAGATCTAATCCTGAGTCAGTATCATGTCTCATACTCTCTAATACTAATGGTTTAACATATTGTCTATCAACATCATCACGTGTAAATGCTATAGCATCACCAGAGATTGTGGTAATGTCATATTTAAACATATCTTGAGATTGTGTTATGTTACCCAAGTTCATATTAAAGTTCCAACCATTTTGCCATGGTTTGTTTCTTAAGCCTCTTCCAGCCGCTCCATTAAATGGGAAACCTTCAGCCGTTTGTTGAACTGAAATTGCTGGGTTTACTCCGGAGCCATCATTGTTTGTAACTTCAACTCCTGGTCCACAATAATATGTTCCTGGTAAAACACCTAGAAGGTCTAGCAAACCTGGGTTTAAATTATCATCAATTTCAATACCCATTAGTGTTGGAGAACTTAATACTAACTCACCAATCATTGCACCATTAGGTGCTCCGCCTCTGCCTAAACCACTATTACCAAGACCATCATCACCTAAGTTAGCATCACTTGGAATAATATTACCATCAGCATCTCTGTATATAACATCAGCCGAGAATAGAGGATTACCGTTCTCATCTAATTCTGAGAATAAAGAAATATCATCTGCTAATTGTTGTTCTGGAGTTGTTGCATAAATTACTCCACCTGGTAAACCTAAGTCTGTTAAAGCATTACCTTTTTCTGAGCAACTTGGAATTTCTCTTGCTGTTAAGAATATTCTAGCACCAAATCCTGCACCTTTGTTCGCGGCATCTCCGTATGCATTGTTTATATGACCACTGCTACCAAGTATCTCACTATCTGCAGTATTGTCTTGAGGTCTTTTAATATCATACTCTAATGGTACACCACTATCCAAATCACTTGGGAATATTTTATATATGCCTCTAGTGATAATTTGTATATCTGTAATTTCACCATCTGGTCCAATATCGTTCACAATAAATCTTGCAGGTTTTTCTACTGCTGGATGTTCTACTTTGAGTTTTCCTGAAGCACTTGCATTTCTACCAGTACCGATAATTGTTAGTGTTGGAGGATTATCCATGCTGTAACCATCTCCTCCGGAGGCCAGTGGAATTTTCGTAATTGCACCGGAACCATCAACTTCAATACCAGTATAATCAACTAATGCTCCTGTTCCAGGTTCGCCTGTTTGTCCAATTATAACTCGTATGCTGTCCTTGACATATCCAAATCCGCCACTGTTTACTGTTATTGCTTGTAGCGGACTCTCTGGCAAACCAACTACAGGTGTACCGCCCATAACTCTCAGTACATCACCTACAGCATAGCCACTGCCTTTAGTTAAGCAAATACTTTGCTTATCATTGTTAGCCAATCTATCTTCTGGTGTAATTGTGTCAGTAGTAAATGATGCTACACTAGTACCAACAATAGCGGCATTGCCACTACCACTTGCTGTATTTGTAAGTGTTGTTGGTCCTTGTACAACTTCTTTGTTGAAACACATTTGTTGATCTTTTTGTAATGTGTAATCTAATACTTCTTTGTACACACCACCAGCACAACCATTTCTAACTACCATTGGGTCTGCGGTTTTGTTTCTAATGGTCAAACATTTATCGCCTAATCCATCTGGTGTTACATGGACTGTTACTGTTGTTACTTGACTTCTAATTTCGTTTGCTATTGCATCTATACTAGTAGCACCGCTTAGTGTTACTGATGTACCATTTATATAGAACGTATCACCTTGTCCTACTGATTTAGTTTGTCCACAAACTTTAATTCTAGGCTTAGGTGTACAAACTGGTATCTGACTTGTATTTGTAGTACCACCTGTAGGGGTATGTCCAGTTAGTCCAATATGATTTGTGTTACCTTGTCCTTGATTTCCTGGATTAGGATTAGACAAGTTTGCTTGTGGACCAGTAATCAATGTACCGCTCCATGCATTACCTTGTGCATCTACCCAACCCAATGTAGGACTCCATCCAGGCGTTGCCGAATTATAACTTGGGATACCATATGTAGTATTATTTTGGTACACAGGATTATAACTGATAGTACCGCCTCCTATTCCACCTACGTTTATGCCACCACTTAAAATGTTGTTTATGCTTATGCCACTGTTATTGAAGTAATTATAAAATGCATTGCCACCCAATGGTCCTACCTGACCACCACCAGCCGGGAAACCAGAACCATAACCACCACCAATGTTTAAACCACCTGGAGGAATAAAGCCATTGCCATAAGGACCGGCTCCGTTTGCTGTTACACCTGGATTTGCATTATTACTAGGATTACCTACACCAGTTGCACTACCTTGTAAAGGTTGTCCATCGTCTGATGGATATACTATTGCAAAATTGTATGCAGTACTTGAACTGCCATCTTTTTCTAATTTAATTGTTATGTATTGTCCGTTAGCAGGATAATATGTAAAACTCAACTTACCATTTTCTTTCACAAAGCCGTTGCCGTGTGTGGTATAAGGTTGTATACCGCTATATTGATTGTTATTTGAACCAGTTTTTATTCTATTATATTCTGTTTTATCAGTAGATGTTAGTTGACTTAGTGTACCTGCTACACCTGTGCCTGCAAGAGTTCTACCCATGCTACCTGCTGTTGTGCCTTGGTATACAGTCATTTTGTCTTTAGCACCAAACATGTCAAATAATATTTTAATAGGCCATCCTGCACCATTGTTATTATCAGTAGCAAATTTAAATTTAGTGTTCTCTGTTACACCTCTACCTTTTGAATAACTAATAAATTGTGTGACCATTTTTACAGGTGGTACTTTAGGTGGTGGCGGATCTTTAGGTGGTGGTGGACAAGGTGTATCATTTTGAGTAATATCTATGATAGGACTAAAGTCAGCAAATGATGTACCATTAGTACCTGCTGACGAATAGGTACCACTAGTACCTGGTGACTGTATTGTAGTAACTACAGTATTAGTCGGTGGAGGCGTATTTGCTCCACTACTTGTACTACTTGTATTAGTTCCAGTGTTTGTGTTAGTCGGAGGAGTACCAGAGGAAGTATCATAATTAGCCGGCTGTTGCGGTCCAAATGATGGACCGGTGTTTTGTTTTATTACTGAATTTGGGTCTATCCACGTATTGATCCAACCTGATACAGCAGAAGTGCCCATCCACATGAATAGTCCTCTTTGTCCTGTTTCTGGATTCCAGTTGTAATAAGTTCTTGGATACGTTATTCCCTGAATTTTACCAAATTTGTTTACAGTCACATTTGATGCCCAACTGCCAGCAACTGCCATTCCAAATGGATCAACCGCATTTTTTTTATGTTCTTGTTGCTTATTCATCACTGTAAAAGAATCACCATTTGGTCCGTAATGACCGTTTGCTAAATCTCTTGCTGGATTATCTCCTAAATATTCTAATGGAGGTCCAAAAGGACCTATAATATTCATAGTTGATTGTCTGACCTGTGATTGTGTTACTGGTGCAGGAGTTTGTGCCGGAGTTGGTACCGGGGCATTTGGTCCCGAAGCAGTTACGCCATTGTTATTGCCAGGATTTACATCTATGAAACCATGTGAGCCACCATTTTGTACTCTTAGAGACATACCAGCATGATGATGATTATTTCTAAATGTTTGTGTTTTACCAAAAACCTTTGAGGCTAATGTTCCTGTGGGTACTTGACCTAATCCGGCTACATTTACTGTGCCTGGTCCTGGGTTTGTGCTATAACCCGCCTTTGCCGCGGCTTTTAGTGCCGCTGTCACAAAAGGAATACTAATTTGTATAGAGCCACAAAATGCTACTGCACCTTGTTTAATTTGTAATTGATAATTTATATCATCAACATACTCTTGTGAGGAATACATTGGAAAAGCAGTTGCAACTGGCATTCCATTTATAAAAATCTTACCTCTATGTGTTGATGACAAGTACGCATTTCCTTCTGGATTGCCTACTGTGAGTTGTGCAGAATTACCATATTCTAAATATTGTTTTTCTGAGACTGCATTAGCACTAAATGTTATACTGTTATTTGCATTACTATCTGCATTAGCATCTAACACTACTGTTGTGCCATCTACAGAAACTACTTTTGTTCCTGAAGCAACATCGCCACCTGACACTGAAACAAATTTTTGTACAAAATCATTTTCACTAGCAATCACAATAGAGTTGCCTGTTCCAGTAAAGGTTGTTGTATATGTTATAGGTACTGGATGATCATATCCGTATCCTTGTACTAATAATGTATTTGCAGTAGGAACACCTTTTGCTCTCCAGGCCCAGTTGTAGTATCCAGGCTCTGCATATCCAATGTTTACTACATGCTCAAGTATTGTATCTTGTCCTTCTGAATCTATTGTTAAATCATGATCCTCTGTAAATGTTACTGTGACATAATTATCTACCAGTGTAGCATTACCAAATCTATCTTCAGTAAATGTTATTGAAGAATTTGCACTACTATCAGCATTAGAAGATAATATAATATTTCCTCCTGAATCTATATATAGTACTTTACAATTTGCCGCAACATCGCCACCAGTTACCAACATGCCATCTGTAATTGAACTGTTTGCTGTTGCTAATTGAATGTTAGCAGTATCAACACCTGTAAAAGTGCTTGTAACACTTAACGGTGCAACATACTCGCCTGGTATAGCAATAGTGTTAGCAACACCATTTACTGTAATATCATTGATTCTATGTACGCCTTCGAACAGTCCAGCATTTTGTATTTTAGCATCATCACCACGTGTTAGTGTTGTTGTATCAAAATCAGTTGTAACTATTAAACCATCTGTTTTACCTATTGTTAAATTTGCAGTTGATACATTACTACTTACTGTGGCATCTTCAATTGTAAATGTTGTTGTTGAAGATTCACTTGTTGTATATATTATACTTTGACTTACAAATGTGATATTAGCACCACTTGATATGTTTGCATTTTGTGAAAGTGTAATGGTTGTACCAGATATTTGATTGACTGTTGTATTATTTTCTACACCAGTTCCAAGTACTGACATTCCATTTCTAATGTCTGTGTTAGCCGCAAGTAATGTTACTATTTTACTATTAGTTACAGTACCTGATACTTCAGAAATGACTGGTACACTAGTATTTGCTGTACTTGATTGTGTTCCGTTAGTTGTAAAAGCAGTTACATTTAGATTGCTTATCTCGTAATTATTTCCGTTTAAGTTACCACCTGATGTATCAACAAAGTTTACATATAAACCATTTGCTAGTCCAGAAAATTGATTACTAAATGATACTGTGCCATCAGCAGTTTCCTGTGTTGTTACTATTGAAATTTCAACAATGTTATTACCTACTATGTTTGCGTTTGCAACAATACCTTCATTGAATAAAGCATGTGGCTGAATATTTAAAACATTACCACTAACATTAGGTTCAATTTTTTCTATACCAAGCACCATAGGTCTTGTATAAGTAATATCTGTAACATCAAAAGAGTTTTTAACAACTTGCTCTTCGTTAAGGAATAATCCAATCGGTGTAGTTAGATCCATTATTGTATCGTCAAATATTTTTTCACCGTCTGCATAACTCATATTATCGTAGTATGCACTATAAATATTTTTATCACGTTTAAATGCTACAACATTATCATAGTATTTGTTTATGTTGTTTGCAGTATTTTCTCTGTTCCCATCCGTAAATTGCAGTAAACTTTTGTTTGTAAAAAGTGCAATAGAATTACTTTCTAGACCAGGTTCCACGTATGCAACATTACAATTAGTATCAACTAATTGATAAGCATTAAAATCTGTATGCTCGTCAATGGCAAAATGTATTAAATCATTTGCTTGTGGAATCTTACTTGCTTTTCTAGTTGTTCTGTCAAATAATTGTTCAAAGTTTGTTAAGTCCATTGCTTGATAATTGACATTGTATTTTGAAATATATCCTGCGTTAGGTAATGGTGTATATTTACTATCTACTATACCTAAGTGGCTTACACTAGACGTTGTTGGCCATAAGTCGTTAGTTGCCATATCAGTTGGTCTATGTATCATTCTAGTACCATCGTCAACGTCTATTAAAATTGTTGAATCTGTTTTAACATCTGGTGTAATTTCAAATGTTCTTATTTGTTTTAGTTTGGCCGCTAAGGCGTCATTTGCTGTAACTTTAATATTTAAAACACTACCAGGTAAATCACCTTGATATGTATCTTCAAAATCTAGAGTACCATACTCAACAACTTCAATTACTGAATTCTCATTTAATTCACCACCTGGTAATTTTGTTACATCATAGAATGTAATACTATTGTTAGCACCTGACTCGCTTACAATATAACCTGCAATACTACTAGTTTCTAATGAATCGTCTAGTTTTTGTCCGTCAATGAAAACATCTAAGTGTGGGTATATTCCGTTTATAACTGTTCTATTATCTATATCAATTAAGTTAGTGTTAGATACTCCGTCACTGACTGATACTGGTACAAAATTAAATGATATATTACCGCCTGTTATTCTACTAGTAGGTCTTATAGTTGTTCTACTACCTTCGTCGAATACCCAATCGTTACCTGCTGAAGTTATATTGCCGTCAACTGTTGCTATAATATCACTTTGTGCTGTACTGTTTGCAGTCTCGAAACTGTAACGTTGTCTTGGCTGATATCTTCTTTCTTCTACTAAAAACTTGTTTGTGATATCGTCAACAATAGCACTATTACCTTGTCCAGAAAGTTCAAAATCATTACCTTGAATTTCTAGTAAGTAATTTGTTGCTGTAGACGTTGTAATCTCAACTGCTCTTGCAACAATATTAGCACTAATGTTAGCAGTACTGTTGATTGCATTGGCTACACCAGTAAGTGTTGTAACACCTGATAAATCAATAAATGTATTTGCATTACCACTAGGCGCAAAATGGTCTGTGATATGGATACCTGTTAAAGCATTTGAAAATGTGCCTGAGCCTGATACATAATCACTTGATATTGCATAAGGCTTACTAAAATATGTTGTAAGGTTTGCTGTAAGCAACTGTGCCGCAACAACTGTTACAGATGGGTTTATAGTATAGCCATATCCTTTTTCTGTAACTGTAACGTTACTAATTGTACCATCAGTAGATAAGTTTACAGTAGCCTCAGCGGTAGTACCTCCACCGTATGTGAAACTACCTGGAATATCTGCAGGTGGTGATTCAATTTCAAGAATTGGTTTTGTATAGAACTTTGTATTTCTACTCAATACTTCTACATCGTCAACTATGCTGACAATATTTTCTGGATATACTATTTGTACAAGTGTTTTTTCACTTTTTATTTCATCTTCGTCAATTTTAATATCAAGTCGTTGTTTGTTTTCAGTATCGCCAAAATCACCAATCTTTAATGCCCATTGATCAAAAATACTAACATTACCCGGAATAAAAACTTTATCACTGTTTAATAGAATTTCTAAACTGTCTCTGGTACCTTTGTTTCTAATCATACCTTGATAGAAATCAAATTGGTTATCATCTACTAATTCAAATTCTCTAAGATATTTTCTTTCTTGATAACCATATTGTCTTCTACTTGCATCATAAACTTGTTTCTCTACTGGTGTGTAGCCAATTTCGTTATATCTGCCTATATCACTTGCAAGTGTATCAAAGTTTGGCTTTAAGCCATTATCTGTAATTATGAAACCTTCACTTGATAATGTACCGTTCCAGTTTGCAGTTCTCTTGCCTTTTATTTTTAATCGTTTTTGTCTTTGATTAAAAATTGGATCGTAAATTGTATCGCCGAATTGCGATTTATTATTTACAATCATGCTATGTTCTAATTCATTGGTATGTAGTGTAATACCAAAAATTTGTCTTTCTGTATCAATTGGTGCTATTGTGATAATATTATCTTCTCTGATAATTTCACATTCTCTTGGAGAAATCATTTTACCTTCTTGATCCAGTATACTAAATTGTCCTTTATATGATTCAGCAATTCGGTTTATTCTTCCTGTAGTAGAAGCAAACAATATTTTACTTGCCATAGGACTAAGATTTAATGTGTTACCTGTTGACCATTTACCAATACTCCAGAACAAGAATTGTTTACCTGAGTAAAGCCAATCGTTGACATCATTTATTTCTGTATTAAATTCACCAAAGTTATATCCTATTGATTTTTGATATCTGCCTAAACTGGTTAAGAAATCAAATAATTCGTCTACGTTGTAGTAAACAGTACCATACTCTACTCTGTCTACATCTCCAGTTCCATCTAGATAATATGTTGCTTCGGCTCCGCCTACCTGTGGTAATGAACTTAATCTTTGCCATACTGCTGTATTAGTTACTGCCGTACCTGCAGGAGCAACTGCTACTGCTCGATAGTAATTGTAACCTGATTTAATTATGTTACCTTCATTGTATTGTTTAGATGTATCGTAGTTACTAAAGTCTGCAGGATCGCCACCTACAGCAACTTCGGTTTTTCTACCTGTCTTATCACTAGGTATAACATCAAAGTATCTTTTTAAACTACTGTAACCAGATACTTTGTATCCATTATTTTTAACTTTCTCAATGAGAACACCTGTGTAATTATTTGTTGTAGATACAGGACCTTCGTGGATATCAATTTGTAAATCTTCTTGAGGTAATATTAAACTTGAACTATTACCTGTTGTACTATATGTATCACTGAATACTGTCATTGTATCTTTGTCAATAAATCCAGCAAACTTATGTCCTAGTTTACCGTTGACTGATCTAAATGGTTTTGCAAATATAGATGTATTATTTAGACCTTGGAATCTCAAATATGAATCTATAAATTGTGTATAACCAGTGTTAGTACATAATGTTTTACTGTCAGCCTTTATGTCGCCATGTACAATAGCATTTTTAACTTTGTATCGTTTAAACGTATTCTTGTCAACTAATTGGTTGGTGTTTGCAGAAACCCGAATAAGTTTCTCTGGTTCTGCAAACACACTGGCAAACTTACCTGGCTTGGTAAGAAATAGTAATTCTATAATTGCAAATGGATAGTATTCTGAAATCTTCCATGCATTTTCTACTGGAGCACCGTCACTAAATTTCCAGTTGCTACTTGCCAATGTTGAGTTAGCACTATATACTGTTGACTGTGAATTGTCTAACGAGTATGTTAAAGAACCGTTTGTATTTAGAGTTTTTGTACCAGTTAAATTATTTGCTAAGTTTGGGTTGTCAACAAACTTACCACCAACCGCATAAGGATATGCTGGGTCGCTGTTTGCATCTATTGTTGCAACATAGTAGTATGTACCTGCAGGATATTCTGGAGTTACACCAAAACGTCCGTTAAATTGATCTAGATCACCACTGCCTGGATTGTAAGCAAAATCTTCTACAAACTCACCTGTGGGCAAGCCTGTTGCTCCACTGGCTATATCAGATCTAACATCACTTCTTAATTCGTAACTGCTTTCTATTCTCTTGATAGCACTACTGGCATTGGCACCATCGGTGTATCCATATGGTCCGTATATTGGTAAGCCGTCAAATGCCCAACCAACAATTGGTGAGTGGCTATCTGTTGCCCAACTAGTAAGTCCAACTGTTTGTGGACTAGGTTGTACATATCCGTAAATATTATTACTGTCAGGTGAACCACCAGCAGTATCTCTATCAACATCATTTCTAAACAAAGCATTATAATGCCAGTTGTTAGTGCTTTCAAATGTAATACCTGTATTACCATTTGTAATCATTGCACCGTTTACTGCAATACCTATAGCAGTATTACTTGTTGATGTTGCATTTGCATAATCATTATAGTATGCTAAGTTTCCTGTTGCTATACCTGTAGCAAATTGGAAACTGTAATTGAATTCTGAGTCTACAATTTCATTTGTATTATTTGTAGACGGGAATGTTCCAGTGTCATGTCCTGGAATGTTATTTGTGGTAACATTTATAAATGTGTTACCTGAATTATTGTATTCGCTTATAGATAGACCATTTGTAGCAACAAATGTATTTGCATTAGCACTAGGTGTTCCTGTAACATTCTGAGACCATGAAATACTTTTAGTAGTTGAGGTAGTACTAATTATATTTGCAGGTGGTATTAAGTTACCTTGTGCATCTACTGGTATTTCAAGTTTTAATCCTATTCTTCTAAATGGATTGTTTCTAGTTTTATATCTATCATTTTCTACGTTAGCTCTAGTACCTTGTCTAATAATGCCTTCTTCCAAATCTTTCCATAATGCATTATTTGTTGAGCCATAATCAGTTCCATACTGTTCATCCCACCAACTTGGCTTCTTAGTAAAACCTAACATTTCCCATGGATGTGTATGAGGTCTTTCTGTGTCGTAACATGCTTCGAATATACCTCTCCAGTATGCTGGTTTTGGTACACCACTATTATAGTTCCATGTCCAAAAGTCATCTTCTTTGTAATATTCATTAGTAACAAAATCAACTTCGTTTCTAGTAACAAACTTGTTAAAACTTTCTCTTAAAATATTATAAAAATTATTTCTTGAAAAACCTGTTGTTCTAAATCGTCCAGGTCGAACATCGTATACATTTAAGTCAGGATGTTCTTCTTTATCTCTGTAGACTTGTAGTATTGTATTATAAATTCTTCTTTCAAACTCTAACAGTATCTCATCTTCTTTATCGTTTACTGCTACATGCTTACTACCATCATGTCCGAGTATTACAGTGATTGGTTCATTAAAACTATTATCTGTAAATATTTCTGGTTTAGATACAGGATATAATCCCATTGCACTTGGTGTTGGTGGACACTGAGCACTTTCTCTATTAGTATTAAAGAATCTTGCTTTAACAGTACTACCTAACACTAAATTATATGTATCGTTAAACGTTAAGGTTACAATACTATTTTCACTGTTTATGCTATAGTCATCATCAATCAATAGCATTTGATCTTTACCTTCACTATCTGTTTCGTAAACGTAAACTACATTTTCTATTTTAGTTAAATCAGTGTATCTTGATAATACATATTCTTTTTGATTTACGTTATTGATTACAACTGTTTCTTCGTCGTATCTATCACCAATTGCTAACATGTAACTGTAATCAAATACTAGTTTACCTGGATTGTATGCTATAACATTCTGTATTACAAGTTCTAGTATATTGCTGTTTGTTAAACCAAGTATGTCGTTACCATCAATGTAACGTTTGATTTCTTTTCTTAATCTATTTTTATATTTAATATACTCATCAGCATTATATCTCAATGAGTCAATTATATTAAAATTATCGTTACTTACTAAGAAAGCCGCAGTTTGTAAATCATCATCTGATTGCACAATTTTGTCTGCGTATTGTATTTCTTTAGTTAAGTTACTAAAGTTACTACTACCAAGAGGCTCGCCAACGATCTCTTCTTGGTTGTTTATTAAATTTTTAAAATGTTCAATATATTGAGGTTCACTGATTTCAAGAATATCAACTTTATCAGTGTTAGAATCCCAACTTAATGGAATCTCATATCTACCGTTTCTGTTTTCACCTAATATATGACCAGTATTGGTCTGTGTTTTTATATCAATTACGTCATTGATATTAAAACTAAAATTATCAAATTGAACAGCAGTCAATACACTATTAAATGTAAATGTTTTAGTACGTTTGCCATTGATATAAACTCTTATAAGATTACTATCTGTAGGAACTGCTGATACATTATATATTACTGTTTGTGCATCTATTTCGGCCTGCGATATTTCATATCTATCTTCAACAACTTGTTCAAAAGGAGAATTATGACCTCTCCACATAGTTCTATATTCTATGTTACCGTTACTTAATCTTTGTTTGTAGTACAAGTATCCATTTATATAAGAGTTTGTTGTACCCCCAAAAGACACATAACTAATTACATCAGAACTTAAATTATTATTAAAAACAATTTCGCTAAAATTATTAAAGTTTTTATATTCTAAAGGAAATCCTAATACACTATCATTCTGTGTATTTGCTACTGCATCTTTGTATGAAAATAACTTTGTTCCTTTAAATGATGATTGCGGATATACTAGCTCATCATCAACAACATTTCTAGCACTATCGTACCCTTTAAATAATATAGGACTGTTTACTCTTGTTTTTCTTTGGCCCAGTGCCCATTTCTTTCCATTCCAATAGTATTCAGTACCTTGGTTTTGAGAACCAAACAAAATAGAAATACTGTTGCCAACTTCAGGTATAAAAGGTATAAAATTACTATCACCATCTTCTGCACCTGCTGGATTATTGTCTGCTGGTTTTCTCTTTAGTATAACCCTATCACCGAATGTGATGGTTTGCTGGTCTGTTAGTGTTACTGGTGACGATGTTGTTATCATTCCATCACTATCTATATCTTCTACTACAATAGATGAACTAATACCACTACCTGTAATAGTAGCATATTGATAAATGTCACTAATATCATTTACAATAAATGTTGAACTATTTGTTACACTACCTACTACTGTTTTACTTGTTGATGCTTTTACAATATAAATGTATTTTGAATTTTCTTCTGTATCATCTGGTATTAAAACTATATTTTCTTCTTTAATACCCTGACTGTCAATTGGTGCTGAAATTGGTCTACCTTGTATTTCAGACTTTGTGTATCCTGCCGCAGTTAAGTCAGCATTAAAATCTAAACCTGTATTACCAAAATTGTATACTTCAATATCTCTATTGAATTCTAATATAGGTCTTTTTGCTCTAAATTCTTTACCTGGTAATTCAGAACCTGCATCTATAAAATTGTTTTTGTGATGCCAAAAGTTTATTCTACTCCAAATATTTTTATCTAGTGCCGCACGTTGCATGAGAATGTAATCTGGTGTTTCCTGCGTATTACCACCGTCCCATGGTTCATTATCAAATCCGTATAAGCCATCATTTATATAAGTTAAAAAACCGTCTGCTTCAGAAACATAACCTTGCCAGTAAGGATTACCGTTTAAGTCTGTGTCATCTAAAGAATTTACTTGTATTGTAGATTGTTCTCCTTCTGCGTCAAAGTAATAATACAAACCTGTATTATTATCAAGAAAACCATGTGATGCAATAATACTTTCTGATACTGCACCTTGAGGTATGTCTGTTGTAACTAAATTAGACTCACCTGTTATTATTTCTTGATCCCATGGGGCAAAGGACGGAGTTGAGAAACTTGCTGAAAAGTTTTGCTCTTTGTTATGTAAAATAATCTTATCGCCAACACCTTCAACAATGTATCTACTGTCTTTATATGACTGAGGTATTACATAGTCGCCTGCAAATTCTACAACTGCACCATTTTTAAAAGTATAACCAGATGGATCAGTAAATGTGTTTTTACCAATAATATCTTTTATAATGTTTATAGGTTGACTTGCTGTACCACTAACTACTATTGCTTGTGGTCCTTCTGGACTCCAAAAGTATTCTTGGAAGTTTACAAATTTGTCCTCATCAATAGGAGGTAGCAAACTATAAAAATTTGAATTAAATAAATTGTTTTGATTTTGTGTATCTACACCGTAACTTTTTAATACATTTAAAAAGTCATCATAGAACATCAAGTTTGAACTTCTTCCAGTAAGTTGATCTACACTATTGACTACTGGTTCTAGACTATACTTTTCCCTATTAGGTGTATCTTGAGGAATATAAACGTCTTCACCTGGGGTGTAATCATCATATTCTTTCCTACCTATGTAAGCAGACATATTTTCAACATTTGCTTTGCTGAATAATTGTTCTACTGTACTTTCGAAAAAGTTTTTAACAGTAGTAGTCTGAATATTACTAGGTAAATCTTTGTACTTTTTGTCAGCCATTTATTTTAATATCCACTGCCTGATGAACCACTTCCTGTGTTGCCTGCTGAATTATTTGACAACGTGTTGTTCAATGTTATTGTATTTCCTGTTCCACTTTCGCTAACACTCTGATCTAATACATAAGTTCCATGATAATGCATTATGCCATTTGGCATGTAAAATACTTTACCAAAGAATTCATGTGTATGACTAGTGCCATCGCCAGCAAAGTCACCTGCTTCTTTAGTTGCATATAATGGATAGTATCCATTTATAGCATATGGCCCTACTTGATTGGTAGCACCGTCATATGTTGTTAAGAGTCCTGTTGATGATTTGTCTGGTCTAATATTAGATTGTGTAAGTTTATCTACGACATCAATGTCTAATATGTTTGCAGTACTTATGAACAATTCATCTGCGTCTGATTTAACCTGGAATAAATCACCAAATACACCACTAGCAGTTTTAGGTACTATAACAATACTACCTATTGCATTACCAACTTGCTGATGTATGTAACTACTTAATTCTGTAAAGTAGAAGGTATCACCAAAGTCCCAATTTTCAATATTGAAATATCTATTTACTGCGGCAATAACTTGCGTTCTAATTTCGTTGTCACTTAAACTTGTACCTGGAAGTCTAACAACTTTAAATCTTGCTTGTAATTCTGGTTCTGCATCATCACCAAATAATAATTTAAATTTACCACTTCTGAAAACTAGTTGATCACTTGCAGATTTTAAATCATTTAAATGCATAAACTCTGTTTCTAATTCTGACGGAGTTGGTGGTGTAGGATAATCTGTACCTGGTACATTTAAATATGATTGCATTTCGTTGTAATATGTTGTTGTTAAAATAAACATTTCGTGTATATTACTAATACTAGGATCTATTCGCACACTATTGTCTGCAATATGATTCCATTTAAATACAACCGGTTGTTGTCTTTTTGCTTTTGAGTTTTGTGTAAAACTTCTTCCTTTTTTAGCAAAATGTGAAGAAGACTCATAATGAGATACTCTTGATAAATTTGTACTACTTTTTGACAGTTGATAAACTTTGCCATCTGCTTTTGCATAAACTTTTTTATTATGCAACTTTCCAATGGTGTTATCAAATGATGTATTAGGATTGCCCGAGCCTTCAATAACTCCTTTAGTTTTAACTAAGAAGTATGCATAATCGTCTGTTAAATGTACAGTACCTGTATTATTTTCTGCATCACCTATACTGTCTCCAGCAATTCGTGAATAGTCTGAACTAAAGTTTACACCATTTTCTTTTCTTAAATCTAATATGCCTGATTTAACAGGTCTTGTATAAGTATACCCATCAAACTCTTCGTATTGTTCAAATAAAACTATATCATCTCTACCTACAAAGTCTGCAAATTGTATAGGATTATTTGGTGCATCACCGCCTTCTGTATTTACAGGAGTTACTTTTATTTTTTTAGGATCAGTAAAGCCATCTTGATATGTGAAGTTTCCAATTGCACTATAAATTATTGGATCATCTAATCTTGTTGTATCTGTAACATATCTAATTTCTATAGTGTCACTTCTATTTTGTCTTGCAGTACTATCTGCACCATAGTGTTGTCTTTCGTTTAATCTAATCTGCAAGTTACCTGATTGGGTAGTAACATTACTATCAAGTAAGAATAACCCAAAGCCATCACCAGCGGCACCCGGTGCCAATGTTCTGTTATTATTAAAAGATGTGCCTTCTTTGTTATATGAGTAAGAAATGTTACCATTGTTATCTAATATGTTTACACCAAATGTAGCATTTGTAAATGCAACGTTTACAATTGGTAAACTATCAACAAGTCCGGAGTTCTTTACTACAACAACGTTTGCATCGTCAGTTGTATTTGGACTTGTGCCTAATTGTAATGTTATTTCATCAACAAATTCTCCACTTGAAGAAGAGCCTTCCTTCCATAAGCCAAAGTTAGATGTAATACTAACTTCTAAATCACTATATTCGATGTTTCTAGAAATAAGAGGTATATTAGCAAATGTATCACCTGTTGATACAAGATACCATTTATCACCGATGTTGTTATCGTTTGTATCTCTCCATTCAAACACTTCGCTAAAACTTGGTCTTACATTTAATGTTGTAAGTTCAACAGTATCGTATAGTGCCAAGCCTGTTGCACTATCTTGTATTCTATTGGTATTCACATTATAGAATCTAACTTCTTCTAGGCTTTCAAAAATAAATTGAGTGCCTCTAATTTCTATATTGTATCTATATGCTGAAGCATCTACTGGTACATAAGTAAATTTTAAAAGCCAACTTGCGTCTGCTTGTCCACCTGTTTCGTCTCCACTGTTTGCAATACTAAATTCTATGTCGTCTGATAAGTCATTATTTTCTATAATATAATATCTATTGTCAGTTGGGTCAAATCTCAAACCAAAAGTTCTTTTGTTTGCTAATGCTGTTTGCAGTTCTGTTCTTTCTAATGCAAATAATGTTTTTCTTAAAACAGTAATTATTTGATCTGATTTCCATCCATTTGGAATTTCTCTGTCTAGTGTAATAGGACCGTCAACATTAGTACCACTAGCAGTTCTAATTGCATTGTTTGTAATTGATATTATTTTTGCCCATTTATAATCACCTACATTAGCAGGGTCATAAAACTTCATTACTGAGCCTTCTTGTATAATCTTAAATAAGTTATTGGCTGTATTTAAATCAATAGCATTATTTGTTGTATAAGTTTCTGTTAAGAAACCTTTACTACCTGTATCTTTTTTAGGTAATGTATTCCATGCAATATTAAATAGTTCTAAATTAAATGTATCTTTGTAAGATGCAGTATCTAAGAATGAATCTCTAAAATCACTGTATATAAAATCATTCAGTTTTTGATTTTTTAGTATAGTTGGTATTTTTGTATTTACAAAATCCAACGGTGTATTTACATTATCAAAATTAAAGTAATCTGAAGAGTTTGAAGTCTCTGAATACAATGCACCATCTTCTGCAATCGAACTTGTAGTTTGGAATGTGCTAGTTGGGTCTGTAATATCTATATATCTACTATGCCCAGCATGTGTTTTATTTGTTACTTTAAGTTTTGAGATATTAGTACTTTTTGCTAAAGGGAGTACTTGGTAATCTTGGGCACTAATCATTCTATCTTGTGAGTAGTATGATTGTGGTGCTCTTTCTTTAATGCCTGCAATACTTTCTGCAGGTAAACTGTTGTTCACAGCATTTTCTAATCTTGTTGTAATTGTAAGTTCGTAGTTTTTACCATCGCCATTCACATAAGGTATAGATGTTGTTACAATACCAAAGTCATCTGGCTGTACACTGAATCTTTCATTATCACTAGTTCTGTAGTATAGCCTATAGTTCCCAACAGGTACATTAGCAAAGTTACCATCTGCAAATTGCAAGTTGATGCCACCAGTACCTAAATTTTGTACAGCATAAAGCAATGGTGTTTGTTTTGCCTTCACGTTGTACATTAGTGTCTGTCCAATTGTATTAGGTACTTTTTCCCATTTTGCTAGTACACTTCTATCTGCATCTATTTGTTGTAAGTAAACATCTGTTTCGTTGATGTCATCTACACCAACTGTTTGTTGTCTATTTTCTACTGGTTGTGCAAAGTTAAATTCTTGGCTGGCTAATGTTCCTTGTTTGAACATCATAAAGAAACCAGTGTTGTTACTGGATAATCCCAATCCATCATTTCTGTGTACTATAGAAAAATCATTTTGTGGATCTGGATGCTTTTCATAAAAGAAACCTGCATCGTCGAATTCTACATTTACAAAGTCGAATGCTCTACTAATACCATTTATATCTCTTTTGTAGTTAAATGTTAAAGGAGCATTTGCAGGAGTTTTAACATCGTACTTGTCAGTAGCAATGCCTCCAACTGTGCCTGACTTAACAGGCTTACTAAATCTGTTGACGTTACCGAATGCACTATTTAATATAGTAATAAATTGTTCGTAACTGTCTGGGTTGTTGGCATCATTCCAACTTACTGTTCTATTGTTTAGAGGAGTACCTGAACTATCAGTTAAAGGTTCTGATGTTGCAACACTAACTATTTTTGCTAAGCCACTTGCCGCAATATTTCTTTTAGGGTTATAACCTAATTGCCTAGCAAGTTTAAATACTGAGTCTCTTCTTTCAGCAGTTTCTAAAAAGTTTTCTCTGGTATTGACATCCATTCTAAATGCAATACTTTGAGCAAGATATGCCAGCAATTCTATAATTGCTATAAATTCTGAACTTTCTATATAGTCGTTAAAGTTTTCTGGAAAGTTAGTTCTGATATATTCAACCATTGCTGTACGAATAGTATCAAAGTCATATGCTTGAAAGTCTACTTGACTGTATGCCTGGTAGGCTACTTCCCAATCTTCAGCCGCGAATAGATTATTTTGTCTGCTGTTTATCGCCATCTTTAAGTCTCTGTATTATTTCTTGCAAAATCTAAATATAGTACTTCTTCATCTAGAAAAGGTAATATTTTAAGATTCACTACAATTTTAACAGTATGATCAAGTGCTTCGGTGAATATGTCTTGTAGTTCTACTCTAGAATCTTTCTCTACTACTCTACGAACCTCATCTTCTACTTCTTGGACAAGAAATTTGTCCAGTGGGTTCATAAGCATGTCTTCAATCCTAGTACCAAAAGAAGGTCTCATTACTCGCTCGCCTTTCTTTGCCTTGAGCTCATTGAGTAAGTCGGTCTTAATTAGTTCACCGTCCGTTAGTGTATACGGGGGTCTAATTTTTCCTATTGTACTAAAGCCTCGATATATGTTTGCCATATCAATATTTATCAAGAACCTTTAAAACACGTTTTAAATAAACCAAAAAAACGGTTGACTTTGTAAGTACTTTAATATATATTATATGGCGTGTGATGAAAATCACATTTAATTCATATTTTACACATTATAGGAAAAAAATGCGTAACGTTATAGAATATTTTGACAATATTTGCAAAAATGCCGAGAAAGCCAACAGAAAGTTAGCAAACTCGGATCAGTCACTGGGTTATGGTAACCGTTTTCATAAAATGGTATCTAAGAAAAAGAATCGCTTTGAGTCTGTAGGATTATATGATTCCTTCACTAAAAAGTATGTTCTATTCGAGATGGTCAACTTAGTTGGGCAAAAGGATAAGATACCAAAAGAGTTTAAAGACATGGAGATGCTTATCAAGAATGCCTTTAGAAACTAGAAATATAATTTTTTTACATGGCACTGGGCAGTCTGCTCTAAGTTATGAATACTATAATTTATTTCTACCTGAACATAATTCTCATTGTTTAGAGTACGACGTTCATGAAGATTTTGATGACATTGTAGATAGATTCCACAATTACTATGTAGACAACTTAGACGGTAAGCAAGTACACCTTGTATGTCACAGTTATGGTTGTCTACTAGGTATGTATCTTGCTAATCGCATTGATTCAAAGGTAGAAAACTTTATTTCTCTAAGTGCTCCTTGGAAAGGTAGTAGAACTGCTAAGTGGTTAAACTTAGTTTTCAGGCAAAGTAAACTGTTTCAAAACACAAGACCAGATAGTGACATAATTCAGTCATTATCTAACTTAAACAATAATTTTGAGATAACTAATATTATTACCACAGGTTCATCTGGAGGTGGTAATGTATTAGCAGGATTTGGTCAAGAAAGAAACGATGGTTTACTAACGGTTCTAACACAAGAATCATATCCTGACAATTTTAATAATGTAACTGACATAAAATTTGCGTTAAGTCATACCGAAGTTTTACTAAGTTACGATGTAGTAGGCATCTTAAAAGAAAAGATTTTCAATGAGTAATCAAAACGTAACATTAAATAATACACTAGAAGAAGAACTTAGAATAATTGTGTGTGAGCAAAAGAAACAAATTGTTGAACTTGAAACACTTGTTACACTATTGCAACGTAATATCAAAGATCTCGAAGAGCAAAAATATAATGCTTATAAGAGATTGGCAGAGAAGAACACTACACTAATTGCTTAGTCATCGTTCTTAGGACGATACTCCCAAGGTTCTCTAGTAGTAATAAGACTCAGTAAACTTTTTATTGTGGCTTTAACACCATCCCTTTTACCTTGTGTAGGCATTGGATCAGTATTCTGGTCTATATCGTCTGGATTTTCTGGATATTCCCAAGTAGGTTTTTCAATTGGTTGATCTTGGAATTGATTTATAGGATGTGGTGTTGCAACTTTACCTTTTTCTGCCTGCTGGGCACTACCACCATCATTTAAGTGTACACTAGAACCAAGTACATTATTTCTACCACTTGCTTGTGATGTTATAGTTGACCCAGATTTAATATCAACTCCACTAGCACCGAAAACTTTAAGTTTACCGTCTGATGCTACATCAATGTCGCCGATTGCAGATTGATGTATTTTTGTTTGAGATGTAAGATGAATTGCACCAGTGCTATCTGTTTGTAACACAAAGTCTTTTTTGTTTAACCAGTTTGTTTGATTACTTATGTTGAGGCTAAAGTTTCCTTTTGGATTACCATCAACATCTATAACTTGGTCTGCAGTTTCATATTCTCCGGCTTGTACATATATTGAAGAATTTGCTTCTAGATTTAAATTTTTATCAGACCTAATATTTACATTGCCTTTTGCTCTCATATTAAAATCTCTTTCAGCATATACATTTATATCTCCTGCATCTGACATTTCTATCCATGCAGTTCCTTTTTTGTTTATAATATAAATGTCACCAGATGTATCATCGAGTAATATTTGGTGTCCGCCTCCAGTTCTAATTCTAACATTCTTGCTGTCGCCTTCAATGTCACCATCATCTAGAACAATGCTATGTCCTGGTTCTCTGTGAGTATTATCTTTTTTACTACTTCTTTTATTTGCTACTTCTGGGCCAGGTGTAAGTATTCCAAATACTTGACTTGGTGATTCACGCCTTGCAGAAGATACACTGATTCCTCTAACTGCATCATTTATTAAACCCTGTTCTAAAATTGCTTTTGTTACATAAGGGTTTATAGGTCTTCTTGCATTTATGCTGTGACTAACAGATTCTTCATTTCTGTTTTTTTCTGCAACTGGAACTTTTAAGTTAGTACCGTATGCAGGACCGGCCGCATTACCCGGAACCATGTGTTGTAGTTGATCAGGATATAAGCAACTTATTACAACTGGAAATTTTCTTTTACCATCAGCAAAACATACTAATACAAAGTTACCTGGATCAGGTGGTACCATCCACATACCATATGTTTTTTGTGTATCATGGAAACCATATACTTGTTCATCTTGTCCTATTTTTGCTGAGTGTGTGCTACCAGCAAATGGACTACTCCAATATGCATTGTAGTACCCGTTAGGATCATCTCTGTCTTTACTTAACATTGGAATATAAACTGTAAGCCTACCACTATGTGTAGCATCTTTTGGTCTTACAATAATTTCACCAATATACACACCAAAGTCCAAGTCAGCATGTCCACGCAACTTGTCTCTAAGTCCTTTATTAGTTACTCTAAATCTATCTGCCTTATAAGCCATTAGTCATCTGCTCCGTCATATGAATTCTGTGTCATATCAAGTTTTGCTAAACTCAATGCCGTTTGTTTTTTAGCATTAGTTTCTATTTCAAACATGCCACCACTAAAGTTTGCGGTTATACCAAATATTTGGTACACACCACTTAAAAAGAATGCTGTGCCTTGCTGACTCATGTAACCGCTATTTTCATCTTCATCATCGACGTTAGGGTCTCTAACACGTGGTGTTTGCATTGTGAATAAAAAGTAGTTATCACTTCTATTGTATACTATGTACTGATCTGTGGAATCTTCTTCTTCCTCATTTGCCTTCTTAACTTGTTTAGGTGCTTTTGGTTCTATTTCCGGTGGTCCTAAGTACCAAGGATCTCCTCTTACTTTTAAACCGAGGTCTACTAATATACTTGCGTCGTTTACGTTTTGATACATATACCCAAATAATGTGCCTTTAGCACCACCATCACTAGTGTTTGAATTGTTTACAATAACATTGTGGTCATACACCATACCAGGTAAAGGACCTACATCTGCTTCTTCACCTTTGAGAGCATTTGCTAGTGAGTTAGTAACTTGTTGATCTGTTAGTTCGCCAATAACAGTTGGGCTACCACCTGCATCGTGCATTAGTTCAGCACTATAAATAAATCCACTTGGCTCTGGTTTATATGTTCCATCAAAATCATTTGTGGGTGTAGTATCTTTATTGTTATCAGAAGCCGCTGTTTGATAATAGTCTGTAGGGTTCTGTCCACCACTTTGCAAATAGTTTATAGTTTGAGCTAATCTATTTCTTTGTTCTTTGTCTTTTCTTAGTTTCTTTCTTTCATCATCTGTTAGATTTAATCTGTCAGCAATTTTATCAAAATATTGATCATCGTCTTTTAATTTTTTAGCAATTTGTGTAGGATCTTCTACAGCCGCATCTGTTTTTGCTGATCTTTCTTTTCCTTCATTGTCACCATCTGTTGAAGGACTGCCAGGTGCATTTGGACTTGATGAAGCATCACCTAGATAACCTCCACCTGGTGCGGCCAATAATACTTGACCTGCTTTGTAAGATATGTCTGCACTTAGGATTTGATCATTTAGTCCAGTATACAAATAATGATATGCTTTTTTAATTAGTAATTCGTTTACACGTTTTGTAACGTTTTCTTTAGACAGTTTAAATTCGCTTTGCGATAAATTGTTGTCTTGGTCTGCTGTCTTATATATTATAGGCTTGTATGTAACTCTTCGAGCATAAGCATTACGTCTTGCGTCATAGCCGTTTTCTATATATTCCATATCAGCAGTCATTTTATACCAATATGTAAATGTTTGATTTAAATCTAATCCATGCTCGTCAATGATAGGATTATCTAACCCACCTTTTTTTCTTGATGACTTATCTAAGAATGCTTCATTCATTACTAGCATAGTTGATAATATTCTGTGGAAGTTTGTTCCTTCTGGTACTTGTATTCTATCTCTTCTCCAAAAACCTCCAGTGGCTTCTATGCCGCCATCTAAACTTTCTGGTGAGTCTTCTAACATCTTTTCAAATTCTTCACGTGATTTTATACCATATGATTCTGCATTCATCAATCTGTTTAATTGTTCGGCATCTTTGTAATTACTATACTTTATACTGTCATCACCTAAAACTTCTTTTAGTTGACTTAAATCAAAAATAATTTCATCGCTGATAAGTTCTTCTTTTTTATTATTCTTTGTATAGTTTTCAATTGCTTCTGTTAGACTCTCAAAACACTCTGTAATGGTATCACCTGTAAATGATGTATCAGCAGGTAATGTATAATACTTGTCGGTCCATGATTCGTCGTCACCAATAGTTACAAAAAAGTCATATGTACTTCCTGCATCTGTGATAGAAACATCTACTGTAGCAATATGACATTCGTAAATGTATGGACCTGCTATCTGTGTTTCTATTTCACCACCACCTTCTAAATCATCTAGATCTTCTTTATAACCCTTAAAATTTATTTCTAAAAATAACGGTACAGGTGCAAAAACACCTGCTTGTATTCCTAAATGTTTTTTAGCGGCCTGTATTTGATCTAATAAATCTGCGGCTCCTGGTTGTATTAGTGTAAACTGTGCCGATGTGGCAAAAGCACCACTGGCTCCTTTTTTAATGTCAATTGATAAGTCATCAATTTGTACACCTGTTACACTAGTCTGTGCAACAATAACTGTATTTTGAGGTTCGGCTGATTTTGCTTTTTTAAGATAACCACCTCCATCTGACGTAAGGTCAGGGATCATATAAAGTTTTAATGTGTAAGTAGAATTTTGGTAAGCATCTAGAATATTACCTTGGACTCTGCCAAGATATCTATCTTCTTTTTCTGCTTCAGATTGCTTAGGATTTTTATCTGTCATTACAATACTCTATCAATAGTTTCTCTTGGAGGGATATGAATTTTTTTACCGGATGTAAAATCTGTCAAAGGGTCAATAATTACATCTGGATTTCTTAGTGCAAAAACCCACCACAACTTTACAGTTCCATATAATTCATGTGCTAATAAATCCGGTCTATTCTCATATCGAGATTCTATTGCATAGAGTCGATCAGCGGTACTTTTAGGAATCTTAGGTAAGTTGTTCATACCTAAGTAAAACTTATTTACATCTGCTTTTTTTAAAAAACTTTGATTGCTATGAAAACTTGCCATTAAATAAATCCTTGATTGTACTGCTTGCCACTTGTAAATGCATTAAGATCAAATCTTTTTCTTGTTTTTCTGTATGTGTACTGTGGTGCTAATTCGATCATAACACTTGTTTCAGTTGGCATCATTGTAGTTGTGCCTTTAAATTTTACTGGAACGTAATCAACATCTGCAGGTAATTGGAAGTTATAGTTCCTAATAATTACTGGCAGTTTGTTAAATCCAAATTCACCTAGATATTCAAATAGTAATACTGGTGGTGGAGTTCCGTAATACCCACCTGTTACAGCCGCGTCACCATAATATGCTTTAGTAACACTTCTTAAAAAATGAAATACTGCTAACATATACTGTCCTTCCTCTACTGTGTTTGCTGTAAACGTACCTGTGATAGGTAGTGTAGTAGGTCTAGAACTAATAAATGTATAAAACGGATAATTTGAGCCGTGTTGTTGTGCTTCGTTATAATCTACTGAGGCTTGCAAAAATATGTCTGGTGTAAACGGGTAAACTATACCACCTCTATCTTGTAAAGGTTTGAGTATACTGTCTTTTTGTTCTTCACCTTTTGAGTCTACTAATCCATAGGCAAACTTCTCACCGCCACGTTTTGGCCGTATTCTTGCCCTCCAATCAACATCATTAAATGTTGTAGAGTCTGTTCTGCTTATCAATGAGTCAAACGCATTTGTTGGTGTTTGTGCCTCTTGATTAAAATTTGTTTCGTCTGCCATAATTGCTCCTGCGTTATATTTATCACGATAAATAATAACGAGTTTTAATTTTAAAAAAAAACGTTGACTTTTGCAAAATAATGTATTATAATGCGTTATCAGTAAAGGAGATTACATGGTACAGGCTAAGAAACAGAATTACTTAAACAATAAGGATCTACTAAAAGAAATACATAAGAGTAAGATGACTTATTGCTACATTCAAGATGAAAGATACTTGATGGTAGACATCATTGTTGATGATGTTAAAAAAATCAACAAAGAAACAATTAAACAGGCACAATTAAACCGTGTTTCTAAATTGCAATCGACTGCTTATCAAGCCGCAGTAGCAAAAGGAGACTGGGATAAGAAACCTAAACAAAAAGACTTTGCAGTAGACCCTCTCTCTATTCCGGTAGATGAGTTAGTATTTAGAGTTATGACATTTGAGCATATCCCAGATGAACCAGGTAGAAAGAAAACATGCAAAACACTTGCAGACACAAAAGCAAAAGTAAACTTTCCACCATTCAAGCATTATATACTTGATAGCAATGGTATCAATCCTAGAGAAGTTGCTAGAAGTCATTGGCAAGGTAGTTTAAGTAATGGTCAGTTTGATTGTGAACATGGACAGATTACAAATGAACTTGGCAGAATGTTTATGAAACTTGTTGAGCGTTACAGTCAAAGAGGTAACTGGAGAGGTTACACTTATGTAGACGAGATGCGTGGACAAGCATTAGTACAACTTGCACAAGTTGGATTGCAGTTTAATGAAGCAAAATCAGATAATCCGTTTGCATATTATACTGCAACGGTGAATAATAGTTTTACAAGAGTTCTAAATTTAGAAAAAAGAAATCAATCAATACGTGATGATATTCTTATTGAAAGTGGGCACTTACCTAGTTACGGCAGACAAATTCAATATGAAAATGAAATGAAGGCCGCTAGAGCAGATGCACAAACAGAATTAGAAAATTCACCACAAGAGTAATCCTATATGGCAAACCTTTTTGAAAGGGCCGCATGTTTTACAGATATACATTACGGCTTAAAACAAAACAGTAGACAACATTTAAAAGATTGTCATGACTTTGTAGACTGGTTTATTGCAGAAGCAAAAGCCAGAAATGCAGAAACATGTATATTTTTAGGTGACTGGCATCATCACAGAGCAAGTATAAACATTGCTACTATGAATGCAACTATTAAAGACCTTAAAAAATTAAATGATAATTTTGAAACAGTCTACTTTATAACAGGCAACCATGATTTATATTACAGAGAAAAACGTGATCTAAACAGCATTGAGTTTGCAAGAGACTTACCTAACTTTGTCATGGTTGATGAACACTTTTGTCAAGATGGTGTTGCAATTATACCATGGTTAGTTGGGGACGAACACAAAAAATTAAACAAACTAGATTGTAAATATATGTTTGGTCATTTTGAGTTACCTTACTTTAAAATGAATGCAATGGTAGAGATGCCAGACCACGGTGGTATTACAGCAAACGATTTATCAAACCCAGAGTATGTGTTTAGTGGACATTTCCACAAACGTCAATACAAGAATAATATACATTACATAGGTAATGCTTTCCCACATAATTATGCTGATGCAGGTGATTGGGAACGTGGTGCTATGTTTTTAGATTGGGATGGTGAACCTCAATATGTAAATTGGGCAGAATGTCCAAAGTATGTAATGACTGGACTTAAAGAATTACTTGATAGAGCAGATGATATACTTGATGCACAAACACATGCTAGAGTAAAGTTAGATGTGAATATTTCATATGAAGAAGCAAATTTTATTAGAGAGACATTTGCTGAAAAATATAAAGTAAGAGAATTACAACTTTTACCTATTAAGGAAGAAGAAGAAATTTTTGACGGTGTTGATATACAGTTTGAAAGTGTAGATCAAATCGTTATACAACAATTAGAAACAATCGAAAGTAACTTAGTTGACACACAAAAACTTATTAGTATTTACAGAGAGATAGAAGTATAATGCTCACGATTAAAAATGTAAGTGCAAAGAACTTTATGAGTATTGGTAACAATACTCAAGCAGTAAACTTTGACACAGAATCACTAACATTAGTACTAGGGCACAACTTAGATTTAGGTGGTGACGGCAGTAGAAATGGTACTGGCAAAACTACTATTATCAATGCACTCAGTTATGCATTGTATGGCGATGCACTAACAAACATTCGTAAAGATAATCTCATAAACAAAACAAACGCCAAAGGCATGATTGTTACTGTTGATTTTGAAATCAACGGAATTGAATATCGAATCGAAAGAGGGCGTAGGCCAAATGTATTGAAGTTTTTTGTAAATGGATCTGAGGCGGCTGATGATGAGCAACAGGGCGATAGTAGAGAAACACAAAAAGATATTGAAAAGATAATTGGTTTCCCACATAATATGTTTAAGCATTTGATTGCATTAAACACATATACTGAACCTTTCCTCAGTATGAAAACAAATGATCAACGAGATATGATTGAGCAGTTGTTAGGTATTACAGAGATTAGTTCAAAAGCAGAAGTACTAAAAGAAAAGTTAAAAGAAACTCGCGATAAAATTAAAGAAGAAGAACAACGAATAACCGCAGTAAACAATGCTAACGAACGTATTGGTAAAAATATACAAGAAATCGAATTACGTGGTAGAGCATGGGCTAAAAATAAAGAAGACAAAGTACATCAATTACAAACTAGTTTAGATGCATTACAACAAACTGATATTGATGCAGAGTTAGAAAATCATAGACAAGCAACAGAAATAAATCAAAAGTATACACAAATACAAAGTGTACAAAATGAGGTTAAGCAACTTACAACCAGTTTAAAACGTAATGACGGTAACCTTGCAACACTTGTTAAAAATATTAAACTTGCTAATGAAGGTATATGCCCTGCGTGTGAACAAAGTACAGCACATTTAGATACGCATGAAGAATACACAAAAGATCTAGAAACTAAATTAGCAGAAGAAAAATCTTACAGCGAAGAATTAAAGACTAAACTGTCAACATGTGAAAAGCAATTGATTGACCTAGGCGAGTTACCTGAAACACCTATTACATTTTATAACAACATGGAAGATGCATTGGGACACATGCACAATGTTACTACACTAAAAGAACAAATAGAAGAGAAGATTAAAGAACAAAATCCATACACTGAACAAGTTGAACAACTAAAAGTAAATGGTATGGAAGAAATTAGTTACGACTTAATAAACGAACAAACATATTTAAAAGAGCATCAAGAGTTTTTACATAAGTTATTGACCAGTAAAGATAGTTTTATTCGTAAGAAAATTATTGATCAAAACTTGCAATATCTAAACTACAGACTAGGTCATTATTTAGACAAACTTGGCTTACCACATGATGTTAAGTTTAGCAGTGATCTAAGTGTAGAAATTACAGAGTACGGCAGAGACTTAGACTTTGATAATTTAAGTAGAGGTGAACGTAACAGACTTATACTAGGTATGAGTTGGGCATTTAGAGACATCTACGAAAGTTTAAATAGACCAATGAATTTGATGTGTATCGACGAACTAGTTGACTCCGGAATGGATACTACAGGTGTTGAAAATGCATTAGCAGTTCTTAAGAAAATGGGTAGAGAGGCAAACAAGAACGTTTTCCTTATATCACACAAGGAAGAATTGCAAGGTCGTGTAAATAACGTCCTGTATGTAATCAAAGAAGGAGGATTCACTAGTTACAGTAACGATATTGAAATCCTCGAAGAGACTTAATGAGCGAATGGACATTTAAAGGTAAAAAAGTAGACGCACTTCCGGAAGATTGTGAAGCATTTGTATATCTAATTACAAACACAACAAATGATAAAAAATATGTTGGTAAAAAACTTGCCAAATTCAAGACGACCAAACCTCCCTTAAAAGGAAAGAAGAACAAACGTCGTGGTACTAAAGAAAGTGACTGGCGTACTTATTGGGGGAGCTCAGATCATTTAAAAGAAGATGTAGAACTACTAGGTGAAGACAGTTTTATTAGAGAAATTTTATACTTTTGTCCTAGTCGAGGTTCTGCAGGCTACCTAGAGGCCAAAGAACAATTTGATCGACGAGTACTCGAATCAGATGAATATTATAACGGAATTATAAACGTACGGATAGGTGGTTCAAAAATCCTACGAGAATTTTTACAAAAGATATAACTATATATCGAACAAGGCACACATTAGACACAACGTCAAACTAACACAGAACCCTACATAGGACTATACACCCGCCCCGACAGAGGCTACGAATATCTGGCTCCTCGACAATCCGGCAATGGAAACACCCGGTGCGAGATTGGAGATGTATAGCGGCAAAGATACAAACAAACGACAAACAGTATTAAAAGAATGTAAGCTCTGAGAAAAAGCAACTTACAAGTTCGTATAACAGAACTCTACAACGTTATACAGGCTTCCGTGAGATTCGTGACGGTAGTGTATGGGGAGAGAAAGCTCACTGCTTCCTAGTAGCACCCGAGTTAGAGATGGCGATGCTCATCATGATGACATCTATTTTTTTCACCTGGCAACAGGTGAATTATGGCTTAACTTTCATGATAACGTTTAATTATAAAAAAAACACTTCTAACAAAAACT